AATATCAATGTGCCGTAAATGTGCCGTAATTTAGAGCTTTTGTGCCAAAAATGATTGAATTTTCTTAAATTTGGCCGCATCTTCCGGCGATATTTTCCGCTTTGGCTTGCATTTGGCAATCTTAATCAATCGCAGGATCTTGTTACCCTCAGTTTCACAATAATGGCTGCACCATTTTGTTTTACTTCGCTTTGAGCAATATAAACAGGTTTTCATAATAATGTTAATTGGTTTAATAATTTTTTTTATCATTTCCAAACAATCTTTGCTCTGTCCGTTTCAATTTATATTCTTTCTGTGAATTTATTATCTTGTTATTATAATATAATCGCATCTGCTCAATACATATTTCAACGTCTGCTATTTCTGTTTCAATATCTACTTTTTTATTCTTGCTTTGTTGTAATATAGTTGCAAGTTCTAAAAGTTCTTCAATCCATTTTTCCCTTTGAGCATCAAATCCATATTTTATCATTATCTTTTTATATAATCTCATAATAATGTTAATTGATTATCAGCATATCTATATTCAACCTCTTTTAAGTTTTTTATTGCTTGTTTATAATAGCTATCCTTTAATTCAATTCCAATAGCTTTACGACCTAATGAAACAGGACTATAAACCTCACTACCAACGCCCATAAAAGGCGTTAATACTATTTCATTTTTATTAGTGTATAATTCCACCAATCTATCAATAACATCTAATTGCAGGGGGTGTACGTGCTTCTCATCATCCTCATCTTTACCCTCTTTAAATTTCAAAACCTCATCTATTCTAATATCATCCCATACACTTGATGCATATCTTTGCCATATAATATGACTTAGTTTATTAGTCTTAGGATCTTGATGGTCCTTATATTTCTTTTTTAAATCATCAAGAGAACCATATTTTTTAACCATTTCAGGCAATATCGGATTTGAACCAGCATAATATTTGAATCCCTCTGGATGCGTTACAGGAGTTTCATTTTCTCCTTTCATTTTGAATATTAGAATATAATCAGGCATCGCCGTAAAACATTCAGTAGAATCCTCTACGATTAATTTATGCATTAAAGACCTTACCATTGTACGCATCCTGACTTTTAATGGCTCTTTCCAGATGGTTATTCTGTTTCTATATCTAAAATCAAATTTTTCATGTAATTTTATTATCTCATTTGGAAAATCCCATAATTGCCCTGACTTGGAATTCATTATATCCGTACAATGAACGGCTGTAATCCGCCCTGGTTTTGTTACCCTTGCAACCTCTTTTATTAGATATTCATATTGTTGCAAAAATTGATCTTTTGTTTCACAATTAGAAAAATCATTTTCTGAGCTGGAATAATTATATAACCCTGCAAATGGAGGTGAATACACGCTAAAATCAATACTATCATTACCTAATGTTGGTAAAACGTACATACAATCACTATTATAGATTGCAAATTTATCTGTAATTAATTGGTCTTTTATCATTGTTTCTTAGTTTAAAAAATTAGGTAATTCTATTGATTTATCGAATTCTTTTTTAGTGTCAATATAATTTGAATTTAAGGATGCATTTAATTTATTAAACAGTTCATTGGCTTTATCTGCTTTTGCTAATAATCCATCTAATACCCTTTTTTGACCATCTGAAAATATAAGATCAACAATTACGTCTGATGTTTGTCCGAACCTCCAGAATCGTCTAATTGATTGATAATATTGCTCATAGGAAAATGTTGGAAAAAATGTAGTATGATTACAATGTTGCCAATTTAATCCGAATGCTGTCATTTTTGGCTTTGTAACTAATTTATTTATTTCTCCATTATAAAAAGCTAATAAGATTTCTTCTTTTTTATCTATGTTCATACTTCCTTTTATTTCGTATACATCTTTATCCATTTGGTTTATCAATTCGCTTTCCCTATTTAGATTGCACCAATAAACAGAATAATCATGGTTGCTTGAAAGTTCAAACGCTTTCTCGCATCTTTGTTTAATTGTCAATCTTTGTTCATCCCTTACCTCTGGTAAACTTCTGGCTATCTGATTAAATAATTGTATCTGTCCATTTACTATTAAATTTTCTTCATTTTTTACAGAATGATAGTTTGTAATTAATTCTGGCAATTTATGTTTACTATCATCAAATCCTAAATCAGATGGCTTTCTCATTGAGATTGACCAGCTACTAACCCAATCAAAAAAACTCTTTTTAGCGTGTCCTTTTAATATCCATTTAGTTCCTATATTCATTGGATTTATAGTGTCCTCATTATTTGTAAAAAATTTCGTTAGCATATCAGTATATCCCATATATCCCAACGCTTCAGAGCTTGTACCTAATTCAATAAAATCATTAGGGCTGGGTGTTGCTGTAAATAAATATCTATATTTTACCCTTTTTAAAAATGATGTAATTTGTTCCCTAATTGCACCCTTGAAATTTTTCAATATGCTGCTTTCATCTAATATTACACAATCAAAATCATTATAATTAAATTTATCTAACCTCTCATAATTACATATAACAATATCAGATTTATAATTTCCATCTTTTGAATATTCAATACTACCTATGTCAAATTTTTCAGCTTCTTTTATAAATTGAAAAGCTACTGCCAAAGGTGTTATTATCAATACAGGTTTATTTGTTTTCTCAATGTAGTTTCTGGCAACCATTAACTCAATAATTGTTTTGCCTAATCCAGTATCTAAAAATACGGCACATCTGCCTTTTTTTACGGCATATTCTAAGACATATTTTTGAAAATCAAACATATCATCATTAGTAATATTAGGATTGAATCCGTAATTATTTGTTGTATGTTTTTTGCTCTCTAAAAAGTCGCTATATTTCATTTTAGTTTATTAAAATGGATCTGATTCATTTGATTGCTCTGATTGCTCTGGAGCTGGTTTATAAACATCCACGCTCACCGCATGAGTACGCCCATAATTATCCGGCTCTCTACGTTTTGCAATAGTCAATTTTATATACTTTTTACCTTGAAATTCATTGATATGTTCCGATGGTATATCACTAAGGCATAGATTGACATTTATCATATCGTAATCCTTTACCTGTTTTCCGTTACCTACATATATTTTATCGCTCATTTTAATTTAATTTGGAGGTCTTTTGTCCTCTGGTTAATATAATCATTACATTGTTTTACTCTCTCATGGATCGCCTGAATGTCATCATCTGACCGATCAATATCAAATACTTTTATTTTATACTTTTTATCAATATCCTTGTATGTCATGCGCTGGATATATTTGTTCAATATCGCATCATCAAGATCACCATAACCATTATTATAACAATATGATCGGGCCTCCCTTTCAATCAAATGCATTGGCGTATCTAACAGACAATAAGCAATCTGGCCCTTTGGTTTATTAGTCAATGATAAATACCCTTGAATCTGCCAATAATAATCTTTGTTTGGTAGTTCCATATCCAGCAATGGAAATGTCGTAAAATCCCATGAAGATTTAACATCAGGAATGCAATCATCCATTATAACATCTGGTGTGCCTGTCATGTATTCATCTGAATAACTTTGCTCATTTTTTATGAGCAATCCAGCTCCAATATGATCCGCCAGCATATCAATGGCAGCATCCTCCATCATGTTGCCTTTATCCATGTATTTTGTGGTGATCAATTTACGGCGGCCATATACCTGCTCTTTAATCCAATTATCCAGGTATGTTTGACAAGTCTTTGATAATTGATCTTTGGCCCTTGCATTGGTCATTATTTTGCCAATGGCAGAACATCGTATTTTGAATCTCATTGATTTGATTTTGCACCTGCTTGATCAAATAAAGTCAATTCATTATCAGCAGATAGATTATATTTAGTTTTGATTTGTTTCATTGTTACCGGACCATTTGCCAGAGCTTTTACCGCATCATTCCATTTATTAGAATCTGGTTTTAATTCTGGCTTGGTGTTTGGTTTCTTTGGCCTGATCCGTAATGCATCCATCAGCTCACCAAATGCATTTACTTTGGCAATGTAGATGGTTATAGCTTTGCCGGCCCAATCCTCAATGAATGGTGTATCATATATTTTGGATATGATCTTGCAATTCGTTACATTTAGGATCATTGGCTTTTGCCCTTTTAAATGAGCAACAACGCATTCTTCATTGCGGCCATCAGATCCCTTTACCTGCTCTGAATCCACTTTGTTAATGGTTACGGTTAATTCCTTTACATCCGCCTCTACTAAGCTATATGCGCCAAGATAATCGGTATCATGGTATTTTCTCCAATGTGTTTTATCTTTCATGGTATTTAGGTTTGTGAGCTTTTTTGCTCTGGTTTGCATTTATTCAAATAACAATCGAATCCATATATTTCACCGCATTTTTTACAATGATATTCTTGATCACAATTACAATTCCATCCCTCCCCGCAATTAATACAATAGATCATAACTGATCTTTTAATGTTCGATATTCTTTTTTAAGGCGTTTCAATTCGCTTTCAAAATCATTAGAGATTCCAAATACGCGAGCTAAATCTGTACGCAATTCCTCAGATCCATCAATATTATTTTCAATCATGCGCATTTTTTCAATGCAATTATTGATTTTCAAAACTGTCTGTTTCAGATATTCGTAATTCATAACTCTATCATTTTGAGGTCATCGCCTGGATTCAATTTTTCCCATCTAACGATGTTTAATGCATCCTCATGGCTTATATTAAAGTAATCGGATAGTTGCGTTACATTGGCCCTGTTGCGCCTTGCATAGCGAATTAATACCCTTTCAAATGGTGTTGTAGTTCTTGCGTTCATTTTTTGGATTTTAGTTTAAGATAATTAATTAAATCTTTGTAGTCATCGCCATTTATTACCGTTGGATTTGTGGCGATTGGCTTAATCGTACCGCTTTCAATTCGTTGCCGTATGGCCTCGTATGTTACGCCGCAAATATCTGCGAATTGTTTAATGGTTAATAGATTCATTTTGTATCTGTTTTAATACATAGTTTTCAATCTCTTTAAAGGTGTCAAACCATATAAGATTGCTTTCAAAACCATCATTATTCATTTCTTTGATGTCGTCAAGAATCTGCATATCCGTTGTTTCAAAACTACCAATACTCATTACGGCCGTTTGATTCTTATCTGTTAAACTCTTAAATACATCAATTTTATAATGACCGCTATTTAATTGCTTTGTGTAAATTTTTACTTCTGGTTTCATTTCGTTTAGGTTTTAAAAAGTCGCCTACTTCCTTTTGGTTTCGGCGACCTAAGATTTAATTCTAATAATAATAACTATCTGCGATCATTTCGTTAGTCATTTGTTCTGTTATTTCTGGAATTTCCTCAATGCAATAAAATCCATTTGTCTTA